TTGTTCGCCTGTAGGGAATACATCTGCATTAGCTGCAGTAGTTACACCAGTAATAGCAGTAGTTAATTGTTGTCCTGTTACTGAAAACGATACATCAATTTGAACATTTTCATTACCTTGAGTAATCGTTAATGTTTGTCCTGTAACAGTTACATTAGCATCTGCTGTAACGGTGGTTCCAGTAATAGCCGTATTTAACTGTTGTCCATCTGCGATCACATCTGGATCTGTTTGTACTTCTCCCGCTGTAACTTGAGCCGTTTCTCCTGTAACATTTATATTTGCATCTGCATTTATAGTTACAGATCCTGTAGTTAAAGATGCAGCTATTCCTATAGGTTCAACGATAGTTGGAATTTCTACTGTGCCTGTATTGGTATTTAAATTTTGTCCTGTAACAGGAACCTCTGCTGTAATGGAAAGAGTAACTGTTCCTAAATTAGAAGTTAATTGTTGTCCAGTTACATTAACATTCGCATTACCTTGTATTGTACTTGTTCCTAATGCTGTTGTAAGACTAATACCTGTAATAACTACATTAGCATCCTGACCGCCTAAAGCGGATATCGGTGATTGCGAAATTGCTGTTATTCCTAAAGCCATGTATATCCTATTACGAGCTAGAACGGTGGTATGGTGGTGTTCTAGCTCTCAATAAGAATTATAACAAACTTTTAACGTCTTTTAAACCATGAAGGCAGACCTAAATGAGGACGTTTATCAAACATATTCTCTTTAGATCCTTTAGTTTTGGTATTGTTATAATGTAGAAATACTTGAGCACAATCTTTACCTTTAAACGGTTCTCTCCAATGCTCTAATATATTTCCTCTATACACTAACATATCTCCTGGTTTTAGATTTACAGACACACCTTTCATTCCTTCCTTTTCAGAAGGTTCTATAAAGATAGGCCATTTATCTCCACCAAGATTAAGTGTGGTAGATATCTCACAAGAGAATCTATCTTTGTGACGTTTCAATTCATCACCTGGTTTATAGATTCTTGCATAAGTATAATTAGGAGTTAACTTTAATCCTGTTGTTTTTTCCATAACAGGTTGAAGTTTTAATAGTAAAGTCTCAAAAGCCATATTTCCATATTGAGAATAAGTATTTGGTATCTGTTCATCCGCACTTTCATAATAACCAATCATCGTTTCAAAAGGAGATATGTATCGTTCTTTGATACAAGTATCATAAACTTGTTTTTGCATAGAAAAATAATTGTATAAGAAAGTAGCTAAGTCGTTAGAGATAGCCGATTCAATAACACAAAAATTATCTTTTTTAAAATTATATTTTTTTGCCATTTATACCTTCTTTGCCATTTCTTTTAATATTGCAGATATACAAATATGAATAAATCTAAATGGTTTCTTACCATAATCTACTGAATATTCATGTTCCATATATCCTGGAAATATAATTAAAGTTCCAGGTTTAGGTTTAAAATGAACCAATTCTGTACCATGAAAAATACCATTACCAGGTTTCATTTTTAATTTGGTTGTTCTAGCCCCTGTTCGTGGTTCATGGAAAATAGGAAAAGATGTTTCTTCACCACACTTTAAAAAATAAAATGCATTGACATGGGTATTCCAATGAATGTGAGCAGAGTGATGTCCACCACCTTTAGATGCAAATTCTTGTACCCAACTTTGTTCAAAGAATGTTTGATATTGTTGCATATCAAATCCTTGCCAATCTAAAAATTCCCAACACTTTTGACCTACATAATTATGAAAGTCTTTAAATTTTGTATCTACGGTTAAAGGTGTAGAATGATGTGCAATTCCAAAGTCACCATGTTTTTTAATATGATCTTTATTTCTTTTTCTTGCTTCTTTAATATAAGGGTCTGAGGCTTTGTTTAATGATTTAATGAATTCAGGTTTTTCCTCAATCCAAATGGGAGTTTTAAAATACTCTAATATTTGCATATTTATTTAAATGGATATCCAAGGTTCCATATTACCAATGAATATCTAGTTCCTCTTGTTACAGGTTGAACTCGATGCCACACAAAAGAAGGAAATACTACTATCGAGCCTTTAGGTAATATTTCTTTGGAAGTGATAACATGTTTATCTTCATCTCTCATATGAGGATCATATGACCTCGTATCAAATTGAAGCTCACCACCAGTATATTCAGAACCGTCCGTTAATTGACAGGTTACAGAAAGTTTCCTAATCATTCCATGATCTGGTTCACCAGGTTTATTATAAGGTTTATCCCAACTATCACAGTGCCAATCATAATATTGATTTAATTTATATTTTGTAAATTGACAAGATTCAGATCGTACCCAATCAAAATTCCAACCTGCATTTTTATTAGCTTCATGAACATAAGGATGTATTTCTTTATAAATCCAAGTATCATTGAGCCAAACTAAATCCGATTTTCTTTTTCGTTGCATATTTAATACTTCATCTTCAGATAATTCTTTATTACCAAATCCACCTGTTCTTGCTATAGTTTCTTTTTGTGATAATGCATATTTAATAATGTCATCACATAATCTAGGTGGTAATGCAGATTTAAAAGCCCAATAATAATTAGATAAATTCATAAGTAATCGTTTGTATAAAATTTAATTGATCGCTAGTATTAGGTGAAATGTAATACATTTGTGTTGCTGGAAACATAATAAATTCATTGTTGTTTAATGGTATATCCCAACTTCTTCCTGCTCTTCTATTATCGTCAAAATGAATTCTCACAAAACAAGAATCTTTGGCTAACTTAACACCATATAAAAATACAAAGTCAGGTGAATTTCTTAAATCAACTTTATCAACTTGTAATAAAGGAAGTGATGCTTCTTTAGGTTTATAAATATTTCCCCAAGTCTTTTTATTAATAAGAGAAAAACCATATTCTAAATTTACATGGTCTCTCATATAAGTATTTAACATGTCCCACGTTTTTGAAAATGGAAATTCTTTATTAAATAAAACTTGAGTTAAAATATCTTGTGCAAGTTTCTCTCTATCAATATCCCAATACTTAGGCATATTAATTGTTCCGTGATATAAAGCAATTTCAGATAATACTCTCTTGTGCATACCAATTCAGTATGTAGACTTAACCTATAATAATGTCAAGTATTAAGAAACTTTAGAATCTACTAAATCCCAAGATTGACCTTCTTCATTCCACTGATAACCCCATCTATGAGTTAAAGCTATATTTTGGTCTTTTTGTTCTTGAGTTAGTTCTGGTGCATCACCGATTGGTGATTGCCATCTAGCTTCATCTATTTTTTTGACCCATGATGCATATGGTTTTTTAGGCCAGAAGATTTGATCATCTTCATCCCAAGTATAACCAATACCTGCATAGTTTCCTCTGAATGGAGTTCCGCCGTTTTTATGTTGTCCACCCGCTGTATTATAGGAAGTTTGAATCCACATTTGAGCAGGCCAATTATTATGTTGTTCTAAATATTGTTGACCTACTGCTTCGTCTTCAACTCCGTCAGCATTCAACATATCTTTATTATCCAGTGTTAACACTTGAATAACTTTTCCGTTCGCTCCTAATTTTGCAAAGTGTGCCATAATTATCTCCTATTATAGTATAGTTATTTTAAAAAATCTACTCATATTGTTATTGGTATTTATATCTAATAATAACAATTCCTGAACCTCCTGATGCACCTGCTGTAATAAAAGCACTTCCACCACCTCCGCCACCAGTATTAGCTGTCCCTGCTGTCCCTGCACCAAAAGCGGCACCAGCACCTCCGCCACCCGATCCACCCGTTCCAGCAGTTGTTCCATTTGAACCTCCTCCACCTCCTCCACCTCTTGTGATAGAAGATCCTGTTATTGAATTTGATATACCGTTTCCACCTGGTCCTGAAAAAGTAGGTGCTCCTGGTCCACCACCACCATTACTTCCTACTGCTCCTGATCCACCTCCTCCAGCTGAACCATAACTCCACGTTCCACCATTTCCTCCAGTATTACCTTGAGGAGGACTAACTGGAGGAGTATTTCCTGATCCACCTGAACCAAAACTAGAACCATTATTTCCTCCTGATCCTCCACCTCCTGAACCACCAGCTACACCATTAGAAGAACAAGAAGGAACTCCTATTGCTCCACCTCCACCGCCAGCTGATGTTATTGTTGAAAATATAGAAGGATTACCATTTGTTCCATTAGAACAAGAACCACCTGATCCACCTGCACCTACTGTAATAGGGTATGTTGTTGTAGAAATTGGAAAAGAACCTGCATTACAACCTGGACTTGGAAATGAAGTTCTTTGTCCACCTGCTCCACCCCCTCCGCCAATAGAACTTCCAGCTCCTCCACCACCTGCTACTACTAAATAATCTATATTAGAGGGACCTCCAGCTGGATTACTTGGTCCATTACCTATTTGTGTAACTGTAAAAGTGCCAGGTCCTGTGAAAGTATGAATTTTGTAATCGCCACAACAAGAAACACATCCACCTGTTGCAGTAATAAAAAGTGCAGCTTCAGCAATATCACTTGCCTTGGAAGCATCTGTAAGAACCCAGCCACGTGTTGCATCAACATAGATAAATTGTAATGCCGCACCTTCATCAGTGCATTCAAATGTAGCTGATGAACCTTGAATATTATTTCCGTTTGGGTCAATACTTAATTTGTTTGTATCAAAAGTATTTGCATAATCTTTTAAACCAATCACATCACCAGCTGTTGGTGATGCTGGAAAAGTGACTGTAAAAGTTGATGAAGTTGTATTACAAAAATATCCTGTATTAGATACAGCTGTAAATCCAGAAGTTTTTGCAGTGGTATCCCATTCAATTACACCTCTAATACTAGGAAGTGTTCCTCCTGAATTATTTATTGTTCCACCTGTTATTCCTGCTGTAGAAATAGTTCCTGCATTTGATAAAGTTGTACCACATGCAATAGATAAAGTATCACCACTGTCTCCAATGGTTTGCGTTGTCCCTGTTCTTGGACTAATCTTATTTGTCTTAATTTCACTCATAGCTATTGATATTTATAACGAATGATAACTATACCTGAACCTCCTGAACCGCCTACACCTGGTATACTTCCTGGAGTAAAATCAAATCCTCCCCCTCCACCTCCACCACCAGTATTAGTTGTTCCAGAAGTTGCTGCTCTACCACCACAATTATTTCCACCACCATTTCCTCCGCCACCAACTCCACCTGTTCCACCTGGACCACCATTAGTTGCTGGATAACCTGGATATGTTCTAATAGTAGTTCCTCCACCACCTCCTCCTGCATAAGTAACTGATGAACCTGTAATACTATTTGATGAACCTGCTCCACCGTTACCTCCAGAAAGAGATCCTGGTGCATTGCACCCAGAAGCTGAAGCCCCACCTCCGCCTCCACCTGCTCCTTGATAAGCTGGTGCTCCTGCACCGCTTCCACCAGAATTACCTTGAGGCGGACTTACAGGAGGTGTATTTCCTGACGCTCCAGGTTGACCTGTGTCAGCTCCACCACCTGCTCCGCCTGAACCTCCTGCTGTACCAGAACATCCTGGACCTCCACCCGCTCCACCACCTGATGATGTAATAGATGAAAAAATTGAATTACTTCCATTTGATAAAGGACTTGCTGTTCCACCACCTCCAACTGTTATTGGATAGCCAGTAATAGAAACGGATAAAGCTCCTCCACAAGTAGGATAAGATGTTCTATATCCACCTGCTCCACCTCCTCCACCTCTGTATCCACCTGCTCCAGCCCCTCCTGCTACTACGAGATAGTCTACACTTTGTGGTCCTCCTAATGGGTTAGTTGGTCCATTACCTACTTGTGAAACACAAAATGTTCCTGGTCCTGTGAAAGTATGAATTTTATAATCACCACAATAAGAAATACATCCTCCTGTAGCTGTAATAAAAATAGGTGAAGTAATATTATTAGCTTGTGCTGCACCTGTTGAAACCCAACCTTGAGTTCCGTCTACATAAATTAACGTAATAGCTAAACCTTCTGTTGAAATAACAAAATTATTTGCTGTTCCTTGAATATTTTCACCATTTCGATCTATAGTAATATTATTGGTATCTGCCGTGTTGGCATAATCTTTAATTCCGACTAAATCACCTGCTGTTGGTGTTGCTGGCAATGTAACTGTGATTGCTCCTGATGTGGTATTAACGAAATATCCGTTTCCTGCAACGGCTGTAAATCCTGCTGTCTTTGCTGTAGTATCCCAGTTAACTTGATTATCAATGGTACCTGTAATGGTTCCACCTGATATAGTTCCTGTATTGGTAATCGTTCCTGAATTAGTAATGGATCCTGCGTTT